GACCACCGAATTGGTAACCGTATCCAGCCCCACCTAGTGCGCTGGACAATGCATTTTTGGTGGTTGGCGTTGAGGTGCTACCACCAAGGTTTGGCAGTGATGCTGACAGTCCAGACTGAGCAATGCCCAGCTTCTCCACACCAATCCCGCGCAATGCATCCAACTGCTGCTGAGTCATTTGCTGCTGCGCTGTACCTACGCCCATGACGGCCTGTGCGCCACCAAGACCAAGGTTCTGCTGTTGCGCTCCGAGCGCGCCTAGCTGTCCAGCAGCACCTAGACGCTGTGCATTGGCGGCAGCGTAAGCCTGCTGGTTAGCCAGGTCAGACTGCTGCGCCAACTGAGCGTTGAACTGAGCCATTGCATTCTGAGCTGCTGCATTACCGCCCATCGCAGCGTTGATGGCACCAGCACCATACTGAGCCGCACCAGTACCTTGCGCTGCTGTTTGAAGGTTAGCCTGCTGCTGTCGTGTCAGGTCTTGCTGCATCAGGTTGGCGCTGGTGTCAAACCCTTGCTGGCGTAGCTGTGCGGCTGTCTGAGCAGCTTTTTGAGCGTAGGCCATGTTAGTGGCACCTTCTGCTACTCCCTGTCGTGTACCACCAAATGCTTTAGCCCTAGTTGCTGCTTCACCCATCTGCTGTACGGCTGCTTGCCGTGCCATCTCAATATCGCCTAACGCTCCTGTTGCAGTCTTAGTAACAGGGTCATACCCGCCAATGACATTGCTGATGTAAGGGTTCATGTAGTTGCTGATGTTGCTCATCTGAGCTTGAGCAGCAGTGACATCAGTTGGTGTGTAGCCAACAGCACCAATCTGGTTGGACATCCCGGCGTTGATTCCGCCTGTGTAGTACGGTTGGAACTGAGCCGCTTGGTTGGCGTATTCGGCTGCAATGTTGGTGGTATCAATACCTTGACCCGCCAAACCAGTGTTCACCATCTGCTGCTCACCAGCCCGATAGATGGGGTTGAAGTCAGCAAACTCTTTGACGGGTAACGCCGAGGCTACGCTCTGCGCCTGCTGCAAGTTCTGAAGGTAGGCTTGCTTGATCTGGGGATCAATTGATGTTGTGCTTGTCTGGCTGCTGCCGCTTTTGCTCATGGTGTTACTCCAACAGAGATTTCAAACGCTTGGCTGGAATCTTGCCTGCGTTAATTTGTTCGAAAATGTTCGCGCCATACTTCTTGACTGCACTCTTGCGAATGACGTACTCGCCAATGTCTAGGCCAGAGTAGCCATCGTCTGGTCCTGGTGGGTTTGGTCCTTTGACTTTTTGGTTTGTAATTAGTCCGCCCTTATAGTTAAGAGCTGGATCACTACTGCCTCCAGAATAACCTCCTCCAAGTCCACCACCACCTACACCGCCACCAATATTACCGTCACCAATAGGAGTGCTACCAGCAGCAATATCAGCTTGAGTCAAACTACTAAGTTGATTTCCAAGATTTGTCGCTAGTGCTTGACCCAGGCTTGTAAACCCCATGTTAGACAACGCCGCTGATAAAGCTGCTTGGTTGTTAATCCCAGCCATACCAGTGTTACCACTAGTAGCACCATTTTGACTACCATCATTACCACCGCCAACAGTAGTGTTCAGTAAACCAGTCCCTGTTGTCGTTGTCGCCGGGTTGTAAACGGTTGGGTTGAAGCCACCAAGGTTAGTATTGGCGGCTGTCTGCCCTGCTTGGGCTGCATACGCTGCTGACAGTGTTCGTTGAGGTGTCAGAGACATCAAAGACTGATACGGGTTAGTTGACTGAGTTGCAGCGTTGATTTGCGCCAATGTAGGCGCATTCTGCTGCATCGTTGATGGCGTGTAAATGTTAAGAAAAGGCGTACCCGTAATGGCTGTGTTGGTTACCTGCGCTGGTGCAAGCTGGGTGCCTGTCACTTGCCTTTGTGCTGTTGGCCTGGTGATGGGCTGGACAGTACCAGTGGTGGTTGTACCTGTCGTAGTACCAGCGTTTCTGGCTGCATTAGCGTTGATTTCTTGCGTTGCCATCCCCCTGAATATGCCAAGTTCAGAGGCGTCAACTTCAGTGCCGAAACGGTCAGCAAAGTATTGAAGCCCTGATGCATCAGGTTCACGGCCCAAGACTGACAGGTACATCTGCCGAATTGCATTATTAGTTGTTGGCGCAGCAGCTCGTTCAGGTTGCGCTGCCACACTGAAGGTGGACAGTTCAGTAGGGTCAACTGATGCACCAAACTGAGTTGTCCAGTAAGCAATTTCAGAAGCAGATGGCGCTCGTCCTAAGACCCGTTGGTAGGCGTCTGCAATGGACATTCCAGTAGTCAGCAGTAGTTGCAGCTCCAGTTCCAGCAGCAGTAGTAGTGGCTCCAGTTCCAGCAGTAGTTGTAGTGGCTCCAGTTCCAGCAGCATTCGCAGTAGTAGTGTTAGCTGCTGCCGCCTGTTGTGCGGCTAATTGTTGTGCTGCATTCCTAGCGGCATTAGCAGCAATTTCTTCAGCCGCCATGCTCTGGAAAATACCCAACTCAGTGGGGTCAATGGACGTACCGAAACGCTCCGCAAAGTATTGCAATCCAGAGGCGTCAGGTTCACGCCCAAGCACTTGCCTGTACATATCCCGAACGGCTGTATTGGTTGGCGCTGCCGCTGCAAGTTCAGGTTGCGCTGCTACGCTGAAGGTGGACAGTTCAACAGGGTCCACTGCTGTACCAAACGTAGACTGCCAATAGGCAACTTCATCGGCACTTGGTGTGCGGCCTAAGACTCGCTCGTAGGCGCTCTGAATTGAAATGTCAGCCATGCTATAACTCCTTACTCATAATCCACCACTCTGGTGTGTAACCTGTCTTCGCCAGAAAAGTCTTCTGCCATCCCTTGCGTCCAGCTAAAGTGACGCGAGTGCATCCAAGGCTCTGACCCCAAGCCTCGATCATTGGTGACATCAGTTCTAGTTCTTCCATCACGCCTGCTGCTAGAAAATAGTTTAGGCATTTCTGTTGTGGGTGGAGAACAATCTCCGTAACCACCACCGAATTCTTTCCAGGCCAGAATTGCATCTTGGCTTGCTGGACCAGCTCAACGACATCATCAAATGTGTGAGTGTTCAACGAATATTTTAAGGCTTTTTCAATCTCTGGCCTCAATCTCTCAATATCTGTCATAGTGCCGTTGCCGATAACGCTCCTGCATTACTCACCACCACACTGTACCTAGTCCCATTTGGTGATGTCAATATCAGCTTACTGCTGCTAATCTCAACGTCAGCGTTAGTCTTTCGATTCAGTCGGTCAGCGTTCTCCAGCAGGAAGTTACGCTGCGCCTCCATGACTGGCGTATAGACTTGAGGTGGGTGCGGTACGTTGAGAGACATCAGCGTTTCCCGGCTGGCACTGCATCCAAACGCATCACCCCCACCCGCCAATCAGTCAGCGTATCGGCTGTCACCTTCATCTTGACCTGGCGTCCACTGAACCGTGCGTCGGTTGGGTTGGCGCTGGTGAACGGACCGTAGGTTGTCTCTGTGTCGGTTGGATAGAAACGGCTGCTGAAGCTGATGTTGACATCCCCAAGGTTGGACTCGTCAGGTATCACCTTGCGAACCTGCATGATCTGCTCACCATTGCCAATCTCCACCGGACCTGACTCAGCGTAAATTGTCTGTGAGTCGTAGGCAAAGCCCACCTCATGCTCGTAGATGTAACCGTCAGCACTGACCATCAACGGGTTATTGAAAACGCCCTTGTCAACCCCAGCCAGACGCGCCAAGGTGCCTATGGACCAATGGTTCTCACGGTAGTTGTAGATGACGTAGGAGTCATTCTCATTGATGCTGTGCTGGTGTAGAACCACCATATCTCACCAAACTTGGAGTTATGCACAGCGTACACCTTGCTGGCCTGCTCCAAGTTGATGTTGCTGAACACATAGTCGCCAACGTCAGAAGGCAGTGGCTTGACGTAACCGTCGTAAATCCAGAAACCTGAACGTGACATCCAGATGGCTGCTGTATCAATAGCCGCTACAGCCTGGGGTCCAATCAAGCCGCAGCCAGAGCCAGCTTTCTCAAAGCTGAACACGAATGGCTGACCAATGTAGCTTGGTATGGACATCAACGTCAGTGAATATCAGGTTGACGCCTCGCACCCGCTTACCCGCCAAGATGGAGCCGACAGTTGTCAGCTCAAAGCTGCCTGCTTGGTTATTGGCGGCTGGTGACCAGGTGGTGTTGTCCTCCTGATCACACCAAGCGACAAGCCGAGGGTTACCGCTGGCACCCAAGGCGAACATGAAACGCTCAGAGGTGGTCATCACAGCCGCGCAACTGGTGGGTGCATTGACAATTGCCACTGCCTTCGTTGGCGTTGTGAATCCTAGCTGCCACTCAAGCAATTGACCGTCGCTGTTGCAGCAGCCAACCCAATATTCACCCCAAGTGTCCATTGACCAGGTGGCAGCGTTAATGATTGAGCCAGTGTCTGGCCTAGCCACGCCATAGGCAAATGCACCATAGTTGCCGTAGCCATAGCCAACTAGCAATGCTGCATTGGCTGCACCAGGTGTGAATATGGTGGGGGTTATTTCCTTCAGCGTCCCCGCCTGGTTCATCACATACAGCTTGGTGTTGGTGCCAGCCACAATCCACCGGGTTGAGCTGTTGTCACGCCAATTGATAATGCCACGGCAGGTGCCTGACATCTGTCCATTAGCCCTCTTGCGCCAGCCGCCAACTGGCCTGAGTGTGTTCTCAAACCACCGAACCAAGTTAGCGCCGAACCACCGACCCATTGATTGGTATTCAGTGCCGTTACGGTAAACGCCTGCTGGTATCTTGAGTGGCATCAGCATATTGATCTTTCAGACAAACTGTCTAGTACCTTGCTTGTCGATAATTAGAGCCTGACCCCTTGGCTTTTCAGCGATGCTGATGTGAGTCCAAGAATCGTATTCACGGATGATTTGGTCAAAGGGAAGTTTAGCCGAAATCAGCGCCCTCACCACAGCGTCTGGCGTCATCCCAGGCACCCTAAAGTCACAGGCTAGTCCTTGCCTATGCTGTGATGTGTCCTTGCTGCCTACGGCATCATTGACTGCCTTGCTGCGGAAAGCTGAGTTAATCATCACAGGCTTGCCGCCAAGTGCTGTCTTGACCTTCTCCAAAAACTCAGCCAGCTTCTTGAGGTTGAGCAACTCCTGTGCGTTAGGCGTATTGTCCAGGCTGCGGTGGTCAGTGCAAGTCAACTCAGCGAGTGTGAAGTGCGGTGTCATTTGTTCCTCGCTGATATTGCCTTGGCCTTGGCCTTGGCGTCTGCCTTGGAGCTGGCTCCCCAAGCATTGAGACTCAACAGCAGCCGGGTGGGTTTACCGTCCTTGTACTCTGGTCCATCGTTGCCGCCCATCCGTGCGAGGAAACTGGCTCGTCGAGGATTGTCACCAGACTTGACGGGTGGCTTGATGTTTTGCCCAGCCGCCTTGAGGCTTGCCCGTCCAGCAGCATTCAACCCACCCTTGGGGTTTTGTCCTTCCTTACGCTGCCAAGCTGGAGTCTTCATTTCTTATCACTTCCTTGAGAGTAAATCTGTCTTGGCTTGGCTTCCGGCGCTGGAACCAAAGTAGTAAGCAATGATGCCAGTCCAGGCTGTACCGAGTGACCCCAGCATCATCAGGATGGCGGGGTTGTTGGAGTCAATCTTGTTGAAGAACATCATCACCATGATGGAGAAGAATCCCAAGGTCACGGCACCAGCCAGTATTGGCGGCATCATGGACCTGGTGGCTGACTGCATATCCCTAGCGGATTTCCTGTCCTCCACCTCCAACTTCTCAAAGTTGAGGCCAAGCTCCTGCGCTTGCTTTTGCAGTTCAATCTCAGCCAGCTTGACCTGTGCAATTTGCTCGGCTGACAGCTTGTTGTTGCTGATCATGTCGCCAACCTGCTCGGGATCAACCCCAATGGCCTTGGAGATGGCAGATACCGCCATGCCTGCCAATGGTCCACCAAGAGCAGTAGCAATCGTTGGTGCAATCTGTTTAAGCCAATCCATTATTTCTCCTCCTCATCGTGAGATAGTTTGACGCCAGCCAATAGGCCAATGAATCCACCAATGATGGTCTGGAACGCCGGGGATACCAATTCAAAAATCTTGTTGTTGTCGACCTTCTCATCAAACAATCCCATCAGCATCACCGCGACCATTGCCATCACGACAATGCATAGCGTCAAGCTGACCATCAAGGTGACAAAGAATGTCAGCTTTGCCTTCATGTGTCCCCCACAAGTTGCCAGGTGAACCA